ACATTAAATTGTCTAACAAATAATACGGGAGAAAATAGATATGTATTTATCTGAAACTTACGAAAAAAAATGGCAGCCTGTATTAGAACACGCTGATCTTCCAAAGATCACGGATTCATACAAGCGAGCCGTTACTGCGACTATCTTGGAAAACCAAGAGAGAGCATCAAAAGAAGATAGAGCTTTTTTAAACGAAGCTGCTCCAGCAAATGCTACAGGAGCTTCTGTTGATAATTGGGATCCAATCTTAATTTCACTAGTTAGAAGAGCAATGCCAAACCTTATCGCTTACGATATTGCTGGCGTTCAACCAATGACTGGTCCAACTGGTCTTATCTTCGCAATGAGAAGTAGATTTACTTCTCAAACAGGTGGCGAAGCTTTATTTGACGAAGCAGACACAGACTTCACAAGCAGAAATGCTGCTGGAGACTCAACTGCTAACTCAGGTGCTGCTCAAACTGGTACAAACCCAGGTTTATTAAATGACGATCCTTCAACTGCTTACACAAGAGGCAGTGGAATGGCTACAGGTACTGCTGAAGCCCTAGGTGATTCTGCTAACAATGCTTTTGCACAAATGGCGTTCTCAATCGAGAAATCGACTGTGACTGCTAAGTCAAGAGCTCTAAAAGCCGAATACACTATGGAATTAGCACAAGACCTTAAAGCAATCCACGGTTTAGACGCTGAAACTGAATTGGCTAACATCCTATCTGCTGAGATCCTTGCGGAAATCAACAGAGAAGTTGTAAGAACAATTTACATCAACGCCGAAATCGGTGCATCTGACAACTCATCAACTCACATTGGTGCTGTTAGTGCTATCAACACAACATCTGCTGGTGTCTTCGATTTAGATACTGACTCAAATGGTAGATGGTCTGTTGAGAGATTCAAAGGCCTAATGTTCCAAGTTGAGAGAGAAGCTAACGTGATCGCTCAAAGAACAAGAAGAGGTAAAGGAAACTTAATCGTTTGTTCAGCTGATGTTGCATCTGCTTTACAAATGGCTGGTGTCCTAGACTACACTCCTGCTCTTAATAACAACCTAAACGTTGATGACACAGGCAATACTTTTGCTGGTGTTCTTAACGGTAGATACAAAGTGTACATTGATCCATATGCTGCTAACAATACAGCTAAACACTACTTCGTAGTGGGATACAAAGGTACATCACCATATGACGCTGGTATTTTTTACTGCCCATATGTACCTCTACAAATGGTTAGAGCGGTTGGTCAAGATACTTTCCAACCAAAAATTGGATTTAAAACTAGATACGGCTTACAAGCAAACCCATTTGCTGAAGCAAGTGCTAGTGATACAGCTGTAATAAATGGTGCTGGTAATAAAAATGCCAACAGATATTACAGAAGAGTCCAAGTTGCGAACATAATGTAATCATTTTACATTGTAAAATTAAAAAGGCGAGGCGTCAAAACCTCGCCTTTTTTTATGCACTAAATACTAATATGAAAACATTTTACAAGTCAATTTTAGGTGTGGTATTAATAGGCGGGTTTATAAGCCTATTAGCTTATGGTCTTAATTATCTACAAAAACCTGGCCTTTTAGAAAACATTGAAAAAAGAATGGATGAGGCTACTGAAAAAGAGAGTGTCCTTACTGATAATGAGAAGCAGTTAAAACAAGAATCTCAAACTAAAGAGTGGGAAGAAATAGATAAATAGTAATATGACTACTACAAATACATATAACAGACAACCAACTAAACTAGATTACGCTAGCCCTACACAGTTTAAATTCAATGTAATTAAACTACCAAAGGTAACATATTTTTGTACGGCAGTTAATGTACCAGGTATTAGTTTAGGTGGTACAATAGATCAACAAACAAGATTTAAAGACATACCACAACCAGGCGACAAGTTAACTTATACTGATTTAACTATGACATTTCTTGTAGATGAAAATTTAGAAAATTACCAAGAGATACACGGTTGGCTCGTAGGTTTAGGTTTTCCTAGAGATCATACAGAGTTTCAAAATTTAGTTGGTTCTGGTACTGATAGATTTCCAGTATCAAATACTAGTGTTTCAACTGAACCTGGAAAGGTTAAATATGGCACAACAGACCAAGGGCCAACTCTTTCAGACGCTACATTAACAGTATTGTCTAGTAAGAACAACCCACAAGTAGAAGTAAGATTTAGAGATTTGTTTCCTGTTTCATTATCAGGATTACAATATGACCAACAAGCAACAGATGTAGAATATCTAACATCACAAGTAACTTTTAGATATACAATATATGATTTTGCTAATGTTGGTTCTTCAACAACAACTGTTACGACCTCTTAAAAAGCTTTACTTTTTAAGGGTGATGTGATAAAATAGGTATATTATGGATTTAGAAAAATTACAAGAACAGGCCGATAAAGACCTTAAAATTAATGATACTGAACTTGATTTAGAATCATTAAAAACACCTCAATTACACAACCAATATATGAAGCACTTAACAAAGTATAAGTTAATGTTAAGTCGTGCTGAAACTGAATATAATATAATGAAAAAGGAAAAGTGGGAATATTATACTGGAAAGGCTGACGCCTCTGTATATGCCGAAAAACCTTTTGATTTAAAAATATTAAGAACTGATATAGACAAATATTTAGATTCAGATATTGATTTACAGAAACAAAAACAAAAAGTAGATTACCTTGATACAGTTGTTGAATTTTTAGATAGAACAATTAGACAGATAGGCAATAGAGGATTTACTATTAAGAACGCCATAGACTGGAGAAAGTTTACTAGTGGCGCTATCTAATGACAGCTACTCGATATTTAATCATAGATAAACTAGACGAAGTATATCTTAAAATTGAAGCAGACGCCGATATAAGACGAGAGTTAGGCGAATACTTTACTTTTGAGGTACCTGGTTTTAAGTTTATGCCACAATTTAGAAATAGGGTGTGGGATGGAAAGATTAGATTATTCTCTTATGCTACAGGTAAAATATACACAGGTCTATATCACTATATTATAAATTGGTGTGCCGAAAATAATGTACAGGTTGTTGATGGTACTAAAATTAAAGACACAAATGTTGACGATAAAAAAATAGATCATTTTATAAACGCATTAAAAATACCAAACATTGAAGTAAGAGATTATCAGCGAGAGGCCTTTATTCACGCTGTTAAAAAAAATAGATGTTTGTTGTTGTCACCAACTGCCTCTGGTAAATCACTTATCATTTACCTGATAATGATATTTAACTTATTAAGATTAAAAGAAAGTAAGCAAAACAAGATACTTATTGTTGTGCCTACTACATCATTGGTTGAACAGTTGTTTAAGGATTTCAAAGATTATGGTTATAATAGTGAAAGAAATGTACACAAGATATATCAAGGCCACGATAAAGAAACAAATAAAAGAGTTATAATAACAACTTGGCAGTCAGTATATAATATGCCTAAAAAATGGTTTTCAGATATAGGTACTGTTATCGGTGATGAGGCACACTTGTTTAAGGCCGTTTCTTTAACAAAGATAATGACAAAACTTACAAAATGTAAATATAGAGTTGGGTTAACTGGTACTTTAGACGGCACAAAGACACACAAACTTGTTTTAGAGGGCCTCTTTGGTAATGTAAATAAGGTAGTATCCACAACAGAACTTATGGAGAAAGGCAAACTTGCTGATCTTAAAATATTCTGTTTGGTCTTACAGCACGGTAAAACGGAAAGAGACTTTATAAAAGGTAAAACATATCAGGAAGAGATGGACTTCTTGGTATCAAATGAAAAGAGAAATAAGTATATAAGAAACCTTTGCCTATCTTTACAAGGTAATACATTATGTTTATTTCAATATGTAGAAAAACACGGTCAAAAACTAAAAGAAATGATAGAGGAAAAAGCAGATGATAAAAAAATATTTTATGTTCACGGAGGCGTTGAAGCGGAAGAGCGAGAAAAAATTAGATTTATTACAGAAAAAAGTGACAATGCTATTATTGTTGCGTCCTTTGGGACTTTCAGTACCGGCATTAATATTAGGAATCTTCATAACATTGTTTTTGCTAGTCCTTCTAAATCTAGGATAAGAAACTTACAATCAATTGGTCGTGGTTTAAGATTAAAAGATAATGATTCGTCAGCAACTTTATATGATATATCAGATGATTTGACACACAATCAAAAAGAAAATTACACTTTGGCACATTTCAGAGAACGGATAAATATTTACAATGAAGAAGACTTTGATTATGAAATACACAATGTGGACTTAAAGTAATGCATCAGCCTATGGAAAATGTTAAAATAGTAAAACTAATAAACGGTGATGACATAGTTTGTTCCTTTCCTAAAGAACAATTAGAACAGAAATCGCCTTTGCTTAGAATTGTTAAACCTTTATTGGTAAAGTATGTGCCTCAACTTACCTCTGTTGGTATCAAAGACTATATTGCTTTAATTAAATGGGCGGCCTATACAACAGATAAAGTTATTACTATTCCAAAAGATAAGATTATGACTATTACCTCTGCTAGTACAGAAATGAGTAAGAGTTATAATCATATGGCTAATAACTATGATAAACTTGATACACCTCAAAAAGATCAGTCTTCTTACAAGAGATCGGCCTTATCTAACGAGGATAATCAGAAACTAAATGAGATATTTGATGAAGTTAATGAAGATGAATATAGCGAACACAATCCACCATTATTTAAAAAGAAAACTCTACACTAGGTTACCAAAGGGACCAGGAGCTCCTACTCAAAGGGCTACACCCCTATTATACACAGAAAACAAAAAAAGTCAATGCTCCCTCTGGCCATTGACAAATAGAACAATATAGAGTATATTATATATTATGAAAAGATCAAAAAAGAAACCGGAACATTATGTTAACAATGCTGAGTTTTTAGAAGCTATGAAAGGTTATAGAAAAGCGGTCAATAAAGCCAAAAAAGAAAAACAAACAAAACCACCAGTTACAGATTATATTGGTAGTTGTTTTTTAAAAATAGCCAACCACCTTTCATACAGACCAAACTTTATTAATTATACATTTAGAGACGATATGATTAGCGATGGTATTGAAAATTGTTTACAATACTTGGATAACTTTAATCCAGCTAAATCAAACAATCCTTTTGCTTACTTTACACAAATTATATACTTTGCTTTTATTAGAAGAATACAAAAAGAAAAAAAACAAGTAACTATAAAACAAAGATTAATACACGAAAATAATTTAGATGACTTTACCTTACAACCAGGTGATGACGGTGGCGAATTTAAGAATCAGTTTAGAGAATTTTTACAAAAGAATACAAAGTTAGAAGAACCTATTAAAAAAGACAAACCAAAAAAACGTAAAACTAAAACTGGTCCTCTAGGATAATTATGAAAATAGCATTATTGAACGACACTCATTTTGGGTGTAGAAACGACTCACCAGCGTTTATGAATTATCATAACCGTTTTTATGACGAGATATTTTTTCCTTATATAGAAAAGAACAATATAAAAACACTTGTTCATTTAGGTGATGTTGTTGATAGAAGAAAGTTTATTAATCACAATACAGCACATAACTTTAGAGAGAAGTTTTGGCACAGACTATCTGACCTACAAATAGATACACATATTATTATTGGTAACCACGACACTTACTATAAAAATACAAATGAAGTAAATGCTATTGAGAACTTAAACATAGGTTCTGATATAAAGATTTACACACAACCTAGAGAGGTTGACTTTGATGGCACACTTATACAATTTTTGCCTTGGATATGTGATGACAACTACGAAGAATCTATACACGCCATAGACCACTCAAATGCCGACATATGTTTTGGTCATTTAGAAATAAAGGGTTTTGAAATGCATTCCGGTCATATGAACGAACACGGTTTAGAATCAGGCCAATTTAAAAGATTTGAAAAAGTAATATCTGGTCACTTTCATAAAAAATCAGATGACGGACATATCTATTATCTTGGAACACAATACGAAATTATGTGGTCAGATTACAACTGCCCTAAAGGCTTTCATATATTTGATACAGAAACAAGAGAATTAGAAAGAATAGACAACCCTCTAAAGATATTTAAAAAGTTTATGTATGATGACACCAAGTATGATTACACACATCAAAGATTAGAAAATTATGATGGTTGTTTTGTTAAGTTATTTGTGTCTCAAAAAACAAACGAAGAAATGTATAGTAGATTAATTGAGAAATTTTACAATGAAATAAATGTACACGAACTTGTAATAGTAGAAGACCCTAGCGATATAAGAACCACCGTTAGAGAAGATATATTAGACCAAGGCGAAGATACACTTACCTTTTTAAACAACTATATAGAACAAGTAGATAGTGATTTAGATAAAAGAAAGTTAAAAGAATTTGCCAAAGAATTATATGTGGAGGCCAGCGAATGAGTAAATTAAAAGTTGATCAAGTATCATATTCAAATTTTGGACCTTTTGTTATGAAAGTAAAGGTGCCTGACTATATTATTAAGAAGTTAAAAACGGAAGGTAAGAAAACAAAAAAATCTTACAATCACGCTTTAGCAGGTCATTTAGATAATCAATTTTTATATTCAAAAGAAACACAAGAATGGTTTTACAGCGAAATAAACCCCCTTATAGACACATATAGAAAAGGTCATTGTAAGTTTCACGGCATAGATGATTTAAGAGTAGATTTCTCAGCAGACGATTTGTGGGTAAATTATATGAAAGCTGGTGACTTTAATCCTTTACATACACACGGTGGTGATTATTCATTTGTATTATTTTTAGATGTTCCTAAACAACTTAAAAAAGAACAAGAAGCATTTAAAGGCACATCATCAAAACCTGGTGCGTTAATGTTTGAATTTACACAACAAGCAAAACCTAAATGGGCAACAACAGGAGTAGTTTCTTTACCAGAGACAGGAGACTTTTTTATGTTTCCTGCCCTACTAGCACATTGGGTCTGTCCATTTAAATCTAAAGTGACCAGAATAAGTGTGTCAGGAAATTTAAGAATTATCAATAAGGATAAACTACCACGTGATTACTTTTAAAAAGATAAGATATAAAAACTTTCTATCTGCTGGTAATACACCAATTGAAATAGATTTACATAGATCAAATACAACTTTGATTGTAGGCAGTAATGGCTCTGGCAAATCAACGTTATTAGACGCTTTATGTTTTGTTTTATTTAATAGGCCATTTAGAATTATTAAAAAAGAACAAATGGTCAACACAATAAATCAAGGTGATTGTGAGATAGTAGTAGAGTTTGATGTTGGCACAAAACAATATAAGATTATAAGAGGCATTAAACCAAACATATTTGAGATTTACCAAGACGGAGTGCTTGTAAACCAAGACGCCTCTAATATTGACTATCAAAAATACCTAGAGAACAATATAATGAGATTGAATTATAGATCGTTTTTACAAGTTGTATTATTAGGTTCATCATCATACGAGCCGTTTATGAAAATGAAACCAAGATATAGACGAGAGGTCGTAGAAGAAATACTAGACATAAGAGTATTTGGACTTATGGATTTAATATTAAGACCTCAACAATCAGAATTAGTAAGAAACGTAACAGATTTAGGTCACCAATGTGATTTAATAGAACAAAAGTATGAGACTGAACAAAAACACTATCAAGCTATTTCCGACTTAAACCTGAACGACCTAGAGGGTAAAAGGAAGACATTAGAGAAAAATAGAGAGGCCGAGACAGAGTATCATAAACAGATTGATAGTATCAACAGAGAGTTAGAAAAACACGAAACAGATGTAAGAGAT